CTTAAGAAGTATAATACACCGGAAGAAATCGTGGACGACTATTATCCTGTCCGTATTGAGTATTACCAGAAACGAAAGGCGTATCTCATGGACGCACTAAAGAAGGAACTACTTGTGTTGTCAAATCGTGCAAGATATATTAGCGAAATATTGGACGACACAATTGACTTGCGCAGAAAAACGACCGCAATGATGGTGCAGATATTGAAAGACCGCAAATATGATGTGCAAACCACGGACGATGGCGACTTGGGTTCTGCCGGCTACAAGTATTTACTAAAACTTCCGATGGATAGTGTTTCAGAGGAGAATGTTGAAAAGCTGTGCATGGAAAAAGAAAAGAAAGAAAAAGAATTGGCGCATCTTGAATCCAAAACAACGGAAAATCTGTGGCAAGATGATTTAGCAGAATTGGAGGAAGAATACGGCAAGTTCGTAGAACGCTCTGGTGGTGAAGAAGGAGGAACCCCCACCGGAACATCAAGTGCAAAAGCAAAACTGAAAGCAAAACCGAACACAAAAGCAAAGAAAACACTGGCACCAATCGCCACACACTGAGAAACCTGGCAAACTAAATGGGGGAGGGGGGGGGATAAATTTTATATTTTTATATTTTTATTTCCGTAAAAATATAAAATACGTTTCTGTATACTCCATCTATATATCCAACCCACCCCACCTTTAAAACCACGGATTCAGTTCAAGTGTCTTGCCCTTGACATTATCATAAGTCGGCCATGTCATAAGAGTATACATACTGCTTGCATCACGTTTATATTTTATATACGCCTTGATTTCATTCATTAATTTAGGAACACAATGGGCTACAACAAACCTGTTTAATGCAGCTACCTGTTCTCTTACATTGTTTGGCAAGTTTACGGCACTTTCGAGATATAGCGCGCGCATAATTATTTTAAGTTGGTCATTATCTTGTTGTCCGATATTATATTGACCATCCGATAATCTATGCACTTCAGCGCGAAGTGTATTTTGAATGATTTGTATATTTTCTGCACTAAAAAATGTATTACTAACATCATTGTCAATCCAGTTTCCGGTCATTGCGTCGCGAAATGTTGTAACCTGGTTTACAGGAATTTTGTCCCACATTGAGAAACGAATATCGGGGGGAGGTTCCATAATATCGACACGGCCGTTGGATACATTTTTAGTAGACACATTTTGAATATTCGGGTTACCACATAATCCTATATTTGATGAAGATGATATTGAAGCCATTTTAGAATACTTGTTTGAAAATACTATTATAATATAATACTATTTTATTTTTATTCTTTTTTATTCTTTATTGTTATTCGCAATACTATACTATACTAAATATCTAAGCTATCATAAACTATCATAAACTATCATAAACTATAAAGTCGATGTGAACAAATTAGCAAAATATCATTTAGATAATTTAACATTTTAGTTACCAACATATTATATAATATAATATATATTTATAGTATATATTTATAGTATATATTTATAGTATATATATTTCTCCCCCTTTCAAAATAATGTCATTTAATAGCGTAGTATTAATAGTAGCGTCGATAATATTTGTATTGTTACTCGCGGTTTTTTGTTATTTCATTTATGAATCACAGAAAAAGAAATACAATATTATTCCCGCGTCATGTCCAGATTACTGGACTTTAAGTTCAAAAAAGGATTCAACAGGTATGTTATGTATGCCTCCACAAGATAGAACCAATTGGGGAACATGCGCTATAACAAACACGACGCCACCCAGTTATCCTTATAACCCCGCCTTAACAAAACCATGCGACGTATTTTTAGATAAATACATATGGTCAACAAAAACCTGTGGTGGAAAAATTCTATGGGATGGTGTAACAAATAATGAAGACTATAGAGCATCATGCAAACCCGCACCCGCGACGTAGTAATTCTATTTAGTTCAAACAAAAAACAAAAAAAATATAATATTTTAATATGAATGTTCAATATTAAAATATAACATTACAATATATTACTAAATAAGAGCATCCGTTACAACTACATGGAAACTGCAAATATTAAACTAAATTTCCGCAAGACATTATTACTCGTCGCTGCAATTATTTTTCTATTTTTAATACCTATTACTACTATTCTCATATTGCGCGAAAACAATAAGAAACAAATATGGGCACCTATGACAGGTCAGTGTCCTGACTATTGGAAGCTATCTAAAACGAAAGAAGGGCATGCAAAATGTTCTCCAAATATACACAAGAGTAATACAGGTGGAAATAGAAATGTTAATCCTTTTTTCACATACCAATTGCCTACCAAAAAGACAAAATACGAGTATGCATTAAAAAATGGATTAATGTGGGATGGTATTACAAATAATTCTCGGCTAGTAAACCAACAAAGAAATGGGGCCGATAAAAATATTGGAATGTTGTTGGGGAATATGTTTACACTAGAAAGTTCCGGATATACATCTACGACTAGACAAACCCAGGACCCAAACTACCTGACTACCTGAACACCTGAATACGGGGGGTGGGGGGAGACTAAGAGATGTAAATCAGGAGAGAAGCGTGAGAAAGGTGAGAATAAATAGAAAATAGAATATCTCAATAAGTATAACGGATAATCATATTACATTTGCAAATCAACATAGAAACATTTCTTGTATTTTAATAAGATCTATTCGTATTATAATACATATTGTAATATACAATAAGTTATTATATTGAAATATTAATAACCATATAATAATAACGATACGTATATAACTAACCAACTAACCAATTAACAAAATAAACATACCATGGCTATGAATACAATAAAAATAAACATGAACGAGATTCTCGAAAGAGAGCAAACCTACGATAAAATAAAGTTAATATTGAAAGATTTCCAGGAGAATAAAAAAGATATTACACTAAAGCGGGGTATTTATATTTATGGAAACCCAGGCACGGGTAAGACGGAATTTATTACAAATCTTCTGCGCGAACAAAATTACGATATTATTAAATACGATGCAGGTGATATAAGAAACAAGTCTATTATTGATACGATTACACGACACAATATGTCTGACAAAAATATCATGTCAATGTTCGATAAAAAAGTCAAAAAAATCGTCATTGTGATGGACGAGATCGACGCAATGAATAACGGCGACAAAAGTGGAATAAATTCGCTTATAAAATTAATCCGACCTAAGAAGACGAAAAAACAAAAGGTAGAAGAGGTTTCGTTTAATCCGATTATATGTATTGGTAATTATCAAATCAATAAAAAAATAAAAGAATTGATGAAAGTTTGCCATACTTTTGAACTGAAGACACCGACAAGTGAACAAGTGTGCACGATCTTAAAAACGCTTCATTTGAAATTCGAAAAAACATTGAATGAAAATATTGTTACGTTTATCCAGGGCGACTTGCGCAAGATGGTGTCAATATGTGAGATGGCGAGTAAACAAACCAATATTTTACAGAATGATATTATTCGCACTATTTTCCAGACGAAAAGCTATAATGACGACAGCAAAAAACTGACACAACATTTGATTAACAACAACTATCCCATGGAGCAGCACAAGGTTCTGATGAATGAAACCGATAGAACAACGATTGCGCTACTATGGCATGAAAATATAATTGACGTTCTGAGTAAATATCACAAAGATATAGGGGTGCCTTTTTATCAAAAAGTATTAGATAATATTTGTTTTGCTGATTATATTGATAGAATCACGTTTCAAAATCAGGCGTGGCAGTTCAACGAAATGAGTTCTCTTATAAAAACCTTTTATAATAATAAAATATACCACGAGTATCCCGACTTTATGAAAAAACCCAAGTTTAATCCACCCGAAGTTCGTTTCACAAAAGTGTTGACAAAATATAGCACAGAATATAACAATTCGCTATTTATTAAAACATTGTGCCAACAACTTTCGATGGACCAGAAAGACATGTTTTCTTTTTTTATACATCTTCGCAAACTATATAGCGAAGAAGAAATATATAGCATGCTTGACAACTACGAAGTGTCAAAACTAGATATTAACCGAATGTATCGCTATTTAGATAAATATACCCAAAAGGTATTTGAATCACCGAGCGATAAGGGAGACAATGCGAGTGCATATGATAGCGATGACCCCGATATTCTTTGAGTCCTGGGAATGTAAAATAAAATAGTATGACAATATATTATTTTATATTATATACAGAGATATATATATATATATAATGTCATACTATAGTTCGTATTCTTCGTATTTAAATACAAAACTTTGTTGTAAAGACGCGTCGAGTTCTTCGGGTTCAGGAGCAACAGGGCCGACTGGTCCAACCGGCCCAACAGGTCCACAAGGTGCAACAGGAGCGCAGGGTGCAACAGGAGCGCAGGGTGCAACAGGAGCGCAGGGTGCAACAGGAGCGCAAGGAGCAACAGGACCAACAGGACCAACAGGACCAACAGGACCACAAGGAGCAACAGGACCAACAGGACCGCAAGGCATTCCGACAACGATCACCGCAGGTTCAAATATCGGCGTCGCTGGAACTGCTTCTGTTCCTATCGTATCCGTGTTAAATCCGCTCACAAGCACACTCAATCTCGGCACTCAAAGCATTACAGGTTCAACAAGTAATATCACCCTATCAAGCGGAACAAACCAAGCAAATATGAACGGCAATCTCGGTTTTACTTCTGTAGTTCAAGCAACCCCTTCAACGAAGGCAAACCTATTCAATACAAGTATTACTATTGAAACCTCTACTAATAAAGTGGATATAAGACCAACACAAATTGTAAAATCTGGTTCATCTACATTCACAATACAAAACAACACAGCACCATTATCCCTTTCGGGCAACGGAGCAGGAAGCGACGGCGTTGTAATACAGCAATCGGTAAATGTTGGGACAGCATTAACAACTGGTCTTTCTAATGTGAAATACTACGCCGATACACTAATCAATAATAACAATCTTAACACTATTGGTGTTCCGCTTCCGCAGACAACTTATCAGCGTCTAACCATTACTAATACGGGTTTGACGGATACGAACTCTTGGACGGATTACGGAAGTATTGTTTTCAGCGGATATACCGCCTTTGGTAGAGATAGTAATGGGTATATATGGTTGGCGGATACGAATGGGTCAATTCAAGTATGGGACAGCACAATTACGACCCTTCAATTTTCATTATCGGTTTCTGGTGCTTCAAGCAAAGTAAATGTCTTCTACTTACAAGGCGGTTATATGTGGATTGGAGGTAATTTTACTAATGTGATAGATGGTAATGGAGTGAATGCTACACCACAATATAGTATTACGAGGGTTAATATCTCAACTAATCTTTTTGACCCTATAGGCGACGGGGCGGGTGGTATTTATGGGGTTCAAATTGGAACAGATGTCTATGCTATACACGATGTGGCGGGAGTTTTATGTATAGGCGGTGATTTTCAACAAAAGAGTAATGGAGCAACCCCTTTTGACAGAATTGCGGAAATAACCAACCCTTATGGTGCTGGTATAAATCAATTTTACAACGAGTTTCAAGGTGGGGCAGACGGGAGGGTTTATGCGATATACCACGACAGCGGAAGTTCCCGCACCTATATTGGCGGGGATTTTACTAATGTGGGTATTAATACAAGTCCTACTCCCCTTAATTATTGTGCTTATTATGACGCCACTTTTGTTGGTTGGTTTCAAGTGGCGAATAATCAAATCAACTCCTCTGTCTATACAATCAAACCTACCTCATATTCTCAAATCTTACTAACTGGGGCATTCAATACAGGTATGGGTATTAGTAATGATTACAGCGTATATATAGACAACACAACCCCTAACGCTTTTAGTGATACGACATTTAATATGGGTGGCGTTATTCCAGATTATCGGCAAGGATTTTATAACGGAAGTTATAATGCTTTGATAGGGTTTGACAATACATTTTATATCAGTAATGCTTATCAAGTATGGACTTCGTTGGGACAAACTGGGGCGGGGTCATTAATAACTGGTATTGACGATTGGAATGCTTCTTACAAGGTAATAGGGAACTCTGGAGGATTTGTCCGCTCACATTCAACCCTACCTCATTCTTGTATCTTTACTGGAACTTTCAAATATGACAACACTACTTACGGCAATTACACCATAGTTCCAAGAAATGTATCACAGCAATTTATAGGCGACGCCACCAATACGTTTTGGTCTATTATCGGTCAAGGCGTCGGCACTTTCAGTTAATAATGCATTTTACAATCTGCATAATATTCACATTATTCTTGTTATAAAAATATAACATATGACACGATATGTTATATTTTATTTTATAAAGCATTTATTATCTCCAATGTCCGCGATACACGCCACACCCCTAATCCTCACACTTAAGCAGTCGCGTCGTCCTTGCAACCTTCATCTTCCACCAGTCTATCGACTCTTGCGAAAATGCATTGCGATGATACCGCCTATGTTCTGCAGCCTGTTGTGGCGAATCATAGAAGTAAAAATCAGGATCGTATTTCCCACGACCAGCCCGCGCATCACATACCTTCCAGAGCAAATCTTCGCACAGCGAGCCAAGTCGCCAAGGATATTCGACCCCCGTGACCGCATTTACAATATACCGACCCTGCACATTGGACGAAAAAGTTCTAGGACGCTTTCCTTTCTTTTCGTTTGCACCTCCTCCCGTCGAACCCGCATCATCCCAATCATCTCCACCTCCACCTCCACCTCCACCCTTTTGCACATTTTTTGCCATTTTAAACGTAACGTAACGTAACTGATAAGTATATGTAACAAAATTTCTTTAAGCCATTTTTAAATATATTTTTGATGTGCGTTATGACACGTTGCTTATCACAACTATTTCACTCGATTCTCTCACTTTATTTTCAAGTTCGTTGATAATAATATTTTTCTCGTCTAGTATCGCCTGTTGTTCGTCAATAAGTGCTTTTAGTCGCTGGTTTTCTTTCAGTGCAATTCCATATAGATCTTTCAAATTTTTAAACTGCTCCAATTGCTTCTGTTGCTTTTCCAATAGTTCAACCACTTCTGGCATGCTAAGTTCACGTGGACCTTTTCCTCCTTCTTCTTGAAATACTATTTTCAATTGTGAAGATTGTGCGAGTTGTTGTTTTTGCACTTGTTGCGTCTGAATATTTTTCATCATTTGTTTTTTCCTCTCTTCAAACTCACCGATCTGTTTCAAAACATCCGGTTTTAATTTTATATCACCCGGTTCGTATGCAGCCAGCTTATTTTCCAAATCTTCGGTAAAAAATTTAAGGATTTTATCATCTTTAATAAAGTCCCCCGGTGTTTTTGAACTATATTTTGCATACTGGCTATCTGGGTGCCCAACTATGTCAATATTATCTAAAAGAATCCTCTTATCCATCGTATTATGCGAATGCGAAAAAACCAATATCGTTTTCAGCGGATCGAGTTGCACAAATGGTATCGTATATCCTTTTAAAAATTCACGCTCTTCCGCCAAACAAGCATCTTCATTATAGCGCGTCTGTTTCAATAACTGCCGCTTAAATGCAAATGTTCCCGCAGTAGCGTGGTCTTTTCCATATGGCCCAAATTGCACCATACGTTTTCTATCATTGAAATAAATATACATCTCACTCGAACCGGCACACAATGCGGCGGGATGTGTAGTAAGCATATTTACCGCATGCGATACGCGGTCAGGAGGATAGTAGTCGTCGTCATCCATGTAAACTATAATATCTCCCTTGGATTTGTCATGCATGATGTTTCTTTTTTTGCCAAGCGTCATTTTTGTATTATATCTGAAATATTTTACACTCGGATGCCCTCTTACCAAATCCTCTACGGAGTCCGTTCCATCGTCTATGATAATCCATTCCATCCTATCTTTGGGATAGTCTTGGCTATCAAAACACGAAATCATCGTTTCAATAAATGGTCGACGATTGAATGTAGGCGTGCATACGCTAACAAATGGTGGATTGTTGTTACGCAAATTTTTATTATGTTTGGCCATTTTAATAATTAATAATAATATTATATTTTTAATTATATTTTATCCTTAATACTATTTTTTGTTTCAAGGTTATTTTTACTAATATTCTAGTTCTATCCTATCCTATCCTATCCTACCACAAGTTACTTAGAACTTTGATTTTGCCAGTATTGCATCGCAATACTAGCTACAACTATAACCGCAACACCTCCACATCCGTATGGACCCAAGTCTTCATAACTATAGAAACATATTAAAATATAAAAAGCAATTAACATATACGTTTTGAGACTATTAAAAATATCACCCCATCTGGTGCCTTCATTTCTTGGTCTATTATTAACCCACGGATAAAGAAAGAATACATAAAATGTTTGAAGTCCCATATATACCCCGCACCCCATCGCTACAAACATTCCAATCGTAAAACTAAATATAATCCCCCACCAAATATGTTCTTGTATAATTCCAAATATAAAAGTAAAAGCGGCAGTTATTATAAACATTACAGGAATAAGAAACTGCAATGCAATAAACGGAAATAATACGAATGCTATAATTTTTCTTGGAAAACTATCTTTCAGTTCATTCCATGAATCATGAGCATTATTCTTTGGCGGAGCAACACTGATAATATCCAATAAATCGCGTAATGTTTTTCTTCCACCTTTTGCAAGGCCGCTATAAACTGCTTGAAATAAATACTGAACAAATGCTCCAAAAAAATTTGCTGCGTATTTATTCGTTTTATTATTTGCTTCTCCTTCTTTTGACAACCACGGAAAATATATTGTGGAAATTTGTCGATCTTTTATTTTGCTTATACTTCCTGGTCTATCATCTGTATCTATAGATCTATCACTTAAATCATATGGAAATCCATATTTATACCATGATTCGGAGGTAGGGTCATCTGAGTATGGAAGTTTAAACTCATCTATAGGAAGAATATAGTCCAAATTTTCTTTCGACTCGCTACATAAATATAAGTAGTTCGTTGCAAATGCTCCCCATATATATACAAATAACACTGATAATAAAGCATGAAGACAAAAAACTAAAATACTACCCGAGTCAAGTTGCGAGCTTGCATCAGTTGTAGTATTTGAGTCTTGCTTGCCTGTAGCACTTGTACCACTTGTAGCACCTGTAGGGCTTGTGGTAGGGCTAGGGGTAGGGCTAGGGGTTTTATCGCTGTCAGATGAACCAAAAATATTTGACTTTGGATTCTCTTCTTTGTTGCTTCCAGAGGGAGTAAAACTTTCAACTACTTTTTCGTTATCTGTAACATCCTTTTTTTTTGATACTTTTTTATTTTTTAATCTTTTAATATTTGAATTATTGAAATATGTTGTTGACATGTAATATAATATACAATATAATATGTATTAATAATATAATATATTATAACATTTTTATATTATTGAATCTAAAGGTTATAATAATCATATCATATTAAACCAATCGAAAAGGGTATCATGCTTAGTTTTTTCGCAAAGCACGCAATTAGCTCATTGCATGTATAGACCCCCACACGGGCTTTTACCTCGCATACATGAGACCCGCATTCCCTGACATGAATGTAATAACGTTGAAACGCTCTTCTAAAATTACTAAATTGTAGTTATATTCGTAGATGCGCCACATCGGTTTATTCACACCAATCGGAATTTGTGTATTTGTAACAGGGTCAACTGCGGTATCACAAATCGTCAAAAACTGCGTATCCGGATTGTTTTTCGGGTAATATGTAGTAAATTCAAACTGCACATTCGAAAACTTGCTCGTATTTAGTGCACCGGATGGCTGTAGATTAAATGGATTTGTATCAATGCAAAAATTGTAACAATATAACCCATCGGGTCCGTTCCCTTTTGTTCGCGCATATTTTTCAACATAGTTATATACACCAGAATCCAGTGTATTTTCGCGATATTTTCCATCCAATAGAATCGACAAATTCATCAATATATCGCGCTGGTTTTCTACATTAAATGGTGGCGTAATATAAAACGGATTTGCCCCAGAAGTCACCGGATTATATCCCGGTGCAAAACCGGCGCCATATGGTGGTAAACCGCAACCAAATGAAGTATATCCTACATTATCTATAATTGCTTGCGCCGGCGATGCGGGAGCGGGTATAACATTATGCGGCAAATAGTTATACGGCCAATTCGTATAATTACTCCATTGGTTGCGCAGGTTGATATCACTTCGCTGAAAAAAGAACATCCAGCTACTTACCATCCCTATCGTATTTTCTAGCCACACACGCTGTGTCCCCGTTACATTATCGAAATTCCACTCATATGCCGACTTGATTAAATATTTTTGCTCATTTCGCGCAAATAAATTCGCCTCTTCATTGGATAGAAATCCGTATGTGCTGATCAAGTGTATATCTGCATTCCAAAGAGTATTTGAAGGATTGCTATATGTGCTTGCATCTAATGATACACTTGGAGGTGTCTGTAAAAAACGATATAACTGCATATACTCTTTAGAATAATTGGGGCGGACATTGGGGTAGTTATTTGCAACATCCATAACATCACGTATCGTATAAAGGTCTTGAATGGGTCGCATCACGACATCTATTTTTAGCTCATTATATTGTAGCGCAGTCAATGGGAACGCCATTTTACTTGTTAACGTAAACCACGCATTTATAGGAATATATAGTTTACGACTTCTTATAGATGGCTCGGCGCCCTGCGATAGTGTAGTATAATATGCGTTGGGATATGCATTCATACGACTTCCGGAATTTCCCGGGTCGTTTAATTCAGGCACATTTCCCGTCATTTCATCATATAATTTTTTCTTATCATCTGGAAAATCGCGCTGAACAAGTGCAAGCAAGTATTTGCCCGTTAATACTTGCAATGTTTGCCCGCCGACAGATATCACAACCTCTTTAATCATCTGTGTCCCTAAATTCTCAATCCACTTGAATTCGTATGGTGCCCAGTTTTCGGCACAACTACTTGGTGGCCAAATTGGGCTCCATATTGAGGGCATTGTTACAACCAAATACGTATCCATCAAGAGATCAGCATAGCGCGGAATTTTAAATGTAAACGTTGAATCTGTGGATAGTTTCAGCGACGATGTCCCAAAAAAGTCAAGTCGATACTTTTGCATTCCAAAATTCGTATATTTTGCATAGGTTGATTTAAAAAATGTTTTTGTAGGGTTTCCATTTAATATAACGTTTTGATTTCCATAAGATACAAGATTTAGCAATCCGCCAGCCATTTATATAATATATATTTAATATATTTAATATATATTATAGTTATAATTATATAGTAAATTATATAGTA